GTTAGAAGCATTGGGGCATTCAATGTTGTACATTGTCCAATCAAGTCTGCATGAAGAGATGAAAATCCTGTTGGAATACACCCACAGGTTTCCTGCTCAACGTAGATGTTGATAATTCCGGTAGCAGCTCTTTCAATGTAAAAGAATGGATTAGTATGATTTACGAAAGGTAACCACGTTGGAGGTCTAGGTACGTAATTACCAGCTCCTATTGTCACTGGTCCCATAACAGCTATAGGCTGTGTAAAAAAGAAAACATCACCTTTAGAACCTGTATCTAAACAGGCACCGACAGATACGTAAGTAGCTGAAGTAGAGATAGTCTTTGTGACTTCAACCCATTGATAACTACCTGGAGTGACGAAAGAACTGAAAGTTTTAGTCAGACCGTCATCGATGTAAATCCTACCTTCATTAGCATTAGGTGCCCATAAGTAAGCTCCGAAGGTAACTGATTTTCCGTAGAAACCACTCATCTTTGCATAATTAGGAGATAAACCATTAACAGGACTTTGTGCTGATATATAATTAGTAAAGAACTCTTGGCCTGTAGCTCCCTTAACGAGTTTGGCACTGTAAAGAGAACCTGGCTTATTTACTACAGTCGTCCCGTCCCAGTCTGTACCTCGCATCCTGTAATAGGACATCGTACGAGCTATTGAAGACCACCAATCTGGACCAATAGTGCCTGTTCCTTGACTGCCGTTAGTCACTTCGAAGAGATGACAAGCCGAACTTGCACCTACGTTTACGTCATGTCCAGCCATGGCACAGTTGACGAAGTTAGTGCCCACTGCAGTAACCATCAATGGATAATAATAGAAAGCAACCGCAAAAGGATTACCTGCTTGAGGCATGCCATTTACTGAAGGGTTTATAGCGTAACCACCTTGGATAGCATTTACTGTAAAAGTAACAGGGCCTTCATTAACAAGGACTCCGTTGACATTCAATACAGTGCCGCCTCCACTAGCAGGAGCCGTAACCCTAAACTGAGTTCTAGCAGAAGTGTTAGTTCCACCTGTTATCCAGATCAAATCACCAGTATTTTGAGTAAAGACAGCGGTAGTTGCAGTAATAGTAGTAGTACCTGTAACCGTAGCCGTAAAGGTAAAGCTTCCTGAAGTACCTCCCATAACAGCTACGAGTTTACCGGGTTGTAAACCTTGGTTACCACCTGTAGTCGTAAATTGGACTGAGTTACTTCCAGCACCACCTATTTGAGAAAAGCTAGTTGCAGTAACACCCAGGGGATTTCCTACCATTACTGTCGATACTTGGGTACAGAGACCTAGTTCTGCATTGTTAATTAGATTTACAAAAGAGCCTGTAGCATTAGAGCCTGTCGGACCTGTTGGACCAGTATTACCTATAGGACCTATGGGGCCTGTAGAACCTGTAAGACCCGTTGGTCCGATGGGACCTGTAGGTCCTTGTATACCTCCTGAAGCTAATCCGTCTATTAGACGAAGGGGTTCATTAGAAGTACTAGGCGGAGGGAGGTTCAAGATATGATTAGAATTCATATCTAAAGATGAATTCATTTGATTAGGCTGCGTACCGTCTCTTGACAATGTATTATTCATTGCGGCAATGATGGCAGCATTATTTGTATTAATAGTGTTTACGGCCGAAGTTTGGTTCTCTAAATTAGCGAGATTGCCGAGAATAATCTTATCAGTCATTTGTTTCCTTTTGTAGAAACGGGGACCGAAGCCCCCGATCTATTACGCGACAGTAGTAATTGCCGTCCAAGTAGTCGAACCAGTCGTATTAATATACGCCCGTGTCGAGACACTGTTTCCGGTCAAATTAAGGTACAACGTACCCTGCTTCGCAGCAAAGGTAGGAGCACCTGTTCCTGCAACAACGGCTGCCTGAGTAGCCGGAGGTGTAGCAACGTTAGTCATTGTATCGAATGTCAGATTAACGCCATCCACGAGGATGTTGTTCTTAGACATGTCGAAGTTAGTTGTAGACTGTGACATCTTATCCTTTCTATGAAAGTGGGAGGCATTGCCGCACGTTTTGCGTTATTGGGTACCTCCCTCAATCAATTACTGAGTGATAGCCACATCCAGAGCATGGTAGAATACGCGAAGACGAACTTTACCAGCAGAGTATGTACCTGCCGAAGTTACAGTAAGATAGAAGCCATTCTGAAGATCAGGCACAATAGGCGTCTGAACAGCAGCAGCCGCACCGAGCAGGGAACCTGCTGATGTAGTTGCGTTGGTACCACCTGTGTAATACACACGTGAACCTGCTAGTGCAAAACCTGTTAGAACCTGAGCGTTGATGAAAGCCGTACCATAAGTCGCGGGGACTGTAGCACGATCTGAGTCAACCAGACCGAAGCTGAAGCTGGTACCACCGACGAGGGCAGTCTCAACAACCATTTCGGCTGCTTCAATGAAGAGCTGGCCCGTTGGAAGTGACGGAAAGAAAGTCGTATCAGACACAATCAAAGTGTTACCAGCGGTAACTTGTGTAAGATCCACGACGCCTTCGATCACTCGGTTTTGACCAAATGCAACGTAGTCACCCCAAGGATTGGTAGCCGTTTTAAAGGTACCAAACTTAAGGTAAAGGCCTGAGTTAGTTTTAAAGGATTGAGTATTAGTGATAATAGCCATTTATACTTACTCCTTACGCCGGAACCGCAGACTTCGAAGTCAACACATTGCAGAAATTCTGTTCACGGAAGAAACCGAGACCGAATTCGCAAATGGTAACATAGTCCCACTGCTGCAGATCCATGTCAAATTTTGACTGAACCGTAGGCATCTGGCGCCATGCACCAACCCAAGGCAACGTATCGCCCGGAGTAGCATCGAAGAAGAAGTTAGCAACACCATTGGTCACTGCGACGGAGTTAATCGTCTCAGAGATGTTCGACGGCAAGAAATTACTTTCGTAAATATCAAAGCCGTAAACATTGAAGCGGTATTTGAAGCCAGAGGTGATACCCTGAGTTGTAATACTGCCCCATTGACCCATTGGCGACATCAGGTTAGTGACGTTAGCCTGGGTTTCCAGAGTGTACGCGGTAGAGGGATCGACGACCGCAACAGGGTTCTTAAGATTGACGTTAGCCTTTGTAAGGGCATAACGGACCTTAGCGAAGTCCTGGAACGAGAGCGCCGGAGTGGCACCAGAAGCGACCCAGCGATGGGATGCGCCGTTGATGGTATTTAGTGAGCTTGCAGTTTGTCCGTTGTTTCCGACCTGGAAAACACGAGTCTCATAGTATTCCATGATGGCTCGGTGTTGACGTTGGGGGAACAAAGCAAGGATCTGGGGCGAAAGCCACGAATCCCGCTTGAACTTCTCAGTCATAGAATTCGCCGAATACACGTAGTCGGTGAAGTTGAACTGGAAGTTACCTGTATCCATCTGCTGATATTTCAGAGCCTGGCCTTCATTGAAGGTGGCAATTTCAGCTTCGCCAACAATCGGAAGATTGAAGTTAAAGCCGTCTGGAAAATCATTGAGGGTACGGACGAAACCAAGGGCGTTTAGATCCGCAAGCAAAAGCGACGTGATATCCGAAGAGAATACCTGCGTCCGAATCATATTTTGATTCGTTGCGTCCATGAAACTAGCCATGGAGTCTCCTTAGTGTTAGGGTTAAGAAAAAGCCCTAACGTTTTCTTGTTCTTGGTACCGCTTCAGAAAATCTGGGTGGTCCATATCTTTCAAACGTTGGACTGATATTTTTTCGCTGTAATAATCTTTTGGATTGTCTCTACGAAGTTTCTCGTAATAGACAGCATCCCGTACATCAGTATTTGGTTTGAAGTTGTCACTTCTAATATTAGATGAGGGTGGATTTTGATACTGCTGCTGTTGAACATTCAACCCGAGCGCGTTGATAGCAACTTCAGGTGACTTCTTGGCAAGGAGTTTCAAATCCTCTGCGGTTAATCCTAGTGAGTTCATTTTATCCCTGAGGATCTCTTTGGCATTAGTACCAAAGCGTTCCCGGAGACGGGACTCGACAACAGCAAGATTAGTGTCTTCCGCTTTCTTATTCTCTCGAGCTTCGAGAGCTGCAATTGCTTTCGCAGTAGCGATTTCTTCAATCTGTTTTATGTCGATAGTAGGCTGGTTCTGGATATTAGCTTCTGTGTTCACTATTCCATCATTCTTTTGTAGACGTTGCTCCAGTAGGGTCCTGAGAGAGTCTAGCTCTGCCTTAGTTGTGCTGGTTTCTTTAACTTTGATGTAGTCTTCTCGAAGTTGGTCAAACTGTTCGAGCTTTGCATCAAAGGCTTTGTCGCCATGCCACTTTCCCTTAGCAATGGCTCTATACATATCGAGTTCGTTGCTGTACTTCGTTTTGTCAAACTTAGCACCGGGATTAGTGAGTTCTGTTAGATAATCAATGTTGTCTTCGATCTGGTCGTCAAAGAGGCTATCCATTATTTTTCCTTTTGGTCTAGGTTAAGTATTATTTGTATATCCCGAAGACAACGGCGGTATCCATTGCAATCGGCTTGTTCGAATGCCCAGGATGGGCTATCGTATGCTTTTTGAGAAAGTTCACTAGTGGTCAACTCACTTTCCCATTGAGTTAGTATGGCTGAAAGACGTTCAAGGAGAGTCCTGTTGTTCAGGATGTACTTCTTGAAACGTTCTTTTTCAGTAGGATCTTTTAAATGGTGTAACCAATCGGCCTTCATTGTGTCCCAATCGTGCCTGTGGGTGTAGCATTCATGGGCGGATTACGTTGAAGTCCCATAGTTCCACCTTGAGAAGGATGTGGTATATCGTGATCTTCGCCAATACCTGTAGCTGTACCCATTTCCTGGTGTAGCTGTTCCTGTAGAACCTGAACCTGACGTTGTGCATCAGCTTGTTCAGCAATGTTGATGTAAGGAGTTACGATACCGTAATCCTCTAATCCAAAGATTTCCTCGTACATCTTAGCAGTCTTGACTGAAGAGAAGTGAGGCTGAACGAATTGCCACATCGGCGATCCGGCCAGTCCTTGAATATTCTGGACCATTTCAGCTTGTTCAGCGAAGTGACGGGCACCACGTACGACAATCTTGCCACTACCAGTAATATCCTCAACGGATAGTTCCTGGAAGGTTTGAAAGTCGAATTCCTCATCTGTGACAGGGATTGTGATTGCCGAAGTCA